GGCCTCCCACGCATACGAGCGTCTGCCCGCCGCCTTTCGTGGCGTGGTGTACATGCCAGTTGTTGCGGCAACCCGGCTCAAAAGTGACATTTACGACAGGTACGCCAGCCGTCACTACGGGCGCAACATAGCTTTGCCCTATGAAATACTTGGCATAGGCATCATTCGGCTTGCCAACCGGAAAAATGATGGTTTGTGCATATCCTTCGAGCGAACCGACTCTGGTACTATCGGCATTTTCAGTCCAAACCTCTTTTGCCATACGAAAAGCTGCCCATGCCTTGGGCCAGCCTGCATAGAAAGCGGCGTGGGTAAGGATTTCGGCCATTTCGGTTTTGGTTACTCCGTTTTTCTTTGCCGATTCGAGGTGATACTTGAACGAAGAATCGGTCAGTCCCTGCGACATGAGGGCGACCACCGTTACGATGGAGCGGTCGCGGAGCGAAAGGAGGTCATTGCGACTCCACACCTCCCCGAAAAGGATGTCGTCATTGAGGTGTGCGAACTCGGGGGCGAATTCGCCGAGCGCGTCACGTCCGGCTGTTTGCTTGATTTTGACTTGTGATCTTGCCATGATTGGAAATATTAAAGTTAATAATAAAACCAATGAAGTTACTTTTGTTTTCATACCGTTTGATTTTAATTCTACTTTTTATGGAGATCGGCATTCGATTCCCGAATGCAAAAATACGAAACGAGCCTTGCAACGATTTTGCTGCAAGGCTCAAATTTATTTGTCAGGAGGTTCATTTCACCAAGATGGAGCTGCCCCGTATGCCTCCTTGTATATTTTGGAGAAATGCGACAGATTCTTGAAACCTACGTCGAAGCAGGCTTCCGTAACTTTCTTTTTCCCCGACTTGATTAAGTCATGAGCTGCTTCGAGGCGCCGTTTGATGATCCATTTCTGGGGTGTCAGGTCGCTCACTTTGGCGAAATCACGTTTGAACGTGGCCAAGCTGCGCCCTGTGTAGCTTGCGATTTCTTCCATCGACAGGTCGCACATGTAGTTCTCGTTCAGGTAATCAAGAATGTCTATTTTCCAAGGTTCGACGAAATCGAACAGCGAAGCGTAAAGGTTCCTGTCCGTGTTGAGCAGGACATAGACACCTTCGATCATCTTCAATTTCAGAATATCTTCCGAAGGCTTCTCCCCGGCATCGAAATAAGGAACGACCGACTCGAACAGAGAGCGGATATCCAGTCGATTGTTCGGCAACACACGCAGACTTACCTTTTCACGCTTTGAATCAGCAGGAATATCTTGGCGGTTAAGTGTTTGATAAAACTCCCGAAGAAAAGTCCTTGAAAATTTCAACGTGATAGAGCGATAGGGTTCCCCATCCTTTACGTGTTTCTGTAACCACATCCTGTTGTCACGTCGCATGAAAGCGCAATCCCCCGGATGCAAAACCGTTTTCTTTCCACGTTCCTCGATTTCCAATTCTCCGGAACACAGATAAATAAGCGTATGTTCCCGATTTTCGTGGGCACATCCCCGGTCATCAGTAAAATAACTCGCTATAAGCACATTCGAGCAATCGAATATATCAAGTTTTTCCATATTCTTGGCTTTTTATTTTTGCAAAAATAGCGCATTATTTTCAGATATTGTTTGTTGTAAAGCTCATTTTGGTCAAAAACGCTTTGTTTTCTGAGCAATACCTCTATTTATATATTTATCGGATTGACCTTCAGTGTCTCCAAATTCAGGAACAGCCCGTGATGATCGATCATTCCGTTTCGGAACATCTTCCAAAGGATGTTGCAGCCGAATTGTGCCAGCGTGGAGTTGATGAGCAGCTCCTGCTTGCTCAACGCTTCCGCCAATGAAAAATTATCTTTGTTGTAGAATCACGTCATCCACGGATTTTTCCACGGGTCGTAATCCGTTTGGAACGTAGCAAGCTGCCAATCCGTCACGGGCTTATTGTCCTCTGCCACTTTTCGGGGAATCTGCGGATTCAACCGCAACCTCGCTGCATCCGCAAGCCACTTCATTGAATCCTCATAATCCCGCATCCGAACCATGCTCACGTTATTCGGGGCGATGAGCTTCGTCAGCTCGTACAACGCCAAGCGCACCATGTGTTTCTTGAGATTGTAATTACGTGGGTCATGCGGAGTAAGATTTACACCTCGCTGCGGCCGGTCGGCGTTGACATCCGTACCGGGATAGAACACCCGTCCCTCGTAGACCACGTACTCATGCTCCGAAAATTCGTATTCGTTATACGCCGGATCGTAATCCGCGATGGCTCCCCAGCAGTCGGATTCCATCGGCGTGGCGTTGTTGTCGAACCCCTCCATGCTTATCAGCGTATAAAACGCCCCTGAGAACTCCACCACGTTCCACAGCAGGTAGTTTATCGGCTGCCATACCGTATATTCCGCCTCCAACCAGCCCTCGACCATCGGAATGCGGATCTCGCCGAACTTATATCCGTTCTCGGCCGTACAGATGTACACCACACCATTGTACTGCACGAGATCATTCGGGTAGTAGGTCTTGAGTTGCGAATAACGCTCGACGGTCGCCGTGTCCAAATTGACGTCCACATGTTCCTGCCAGTAGGTCTTCACCGACGGCATCTTGTAGCCGCTGATGGAGCGGATGACCTCGCAAATCGTCCCTTCATGGTAGATGTGCGCTCCCACGGGAAAGGTAATCCGACGGTCGTATTCCGCGATATATTTGCCCCTGCCGAGTTCCCGCTCGATTTCGTAGTTCTCCGACAGATGCTCCACAATGCTCATCTCGGCCGACTCCTCCGCTTGGATAAACCGGTCGCTGTTTCCTCTGGTCATCTGCGAAAGGGCCTCTTGCGTGATGATGCCCAAATAATCCGTATCGTTCAAAAATCTCCTGTACATGGTTTTTAGTAGTTGAATCCTTCGTGAAGCAATGCCGTCGATACCACCTGGTAGTTCCCCACATTGCCGTTTTTGTATTTGTGCCAGCTATCCCGCAGGTAGTAACAAAGCAGGTAGTCCAGGCAGTCAGACAGATGGCCGTACTTCTCGTATTTCACACCGGTTTTCGGGTCGGTCACTTTCTGTTTGGATTTGGTGCCGTCCTCGTTTTTCGTCTGGTAGATCAAATCCTCTGTCAGTTTGCGGCAGCGCAGGTCGATGCGCAGCTCCCAGCCGTTGTAACCGTCGAACACTTCATTGACGAACTCGCACCGCGTAATCTGGGGCGGCTGTTTTCGGAGCAGTTTCACACGGGGACGCAGTACGCCTTGCCCCAATGTCTCCGTGATGACCGTAAAGTTATTGATGCCGTCCTCGGAAGCCGTGGAGCGTTGCAGTCCTGCCGGGTCACCCGTTACGTCCACGCCGCCGATCTGTTTGTCCGAAAGCAGTTTCTTCTTCATCCGGCGGGCCAATGCCGGCGTGTTGTTTTCTTTGGCGGCAGCCGTACCCAATACCTCTTCCAAAATGTAGATTTTCCGCTTGTCGTAGTCGATCTGGGCAAGCAGCACGCTCATGTGCGGAGCCACGTTGAAGTCCCACACGGTAATCAACGGCCGCGTCGGGTCATACACCCGCTCTTTCAGACCGGTAACCAAATGCACAGCCCCGTCGAAACGGGTGTAGATGGCCATATCGTTGGCCTCCACAAAATCCCAGTTGCCGTAAAGCAACCGTTCTTTCGTCGCCTGATCGCTGATTTTGTTTAAGGCGGCTTCATAGGTCTGACGGAAAGCGATATCGGGATTGTCAAACACCGAGAACGGCACGTAGGCTTCGCCCTCACGAGGTATCACCCGGTCGCCATTGTCATCCTGCACGAACCGGCTCCGTATCCAGTTGGCCGTAGGATTCGTCGTGAGCAGCATTTTTGACACTTTGAACGTTTCGTGGGTTTTCCAACGCAGACGCGAGAACAGCACCTCGATAGCCTTTTGGCTCACCTCCGAAACCTCGTCGCAGGCGGCAATCGTCGCCTCCATCGAACCGAACCGCTCGAAGTTGGGATCGGACGGCTGGTCAGCCAAATCGAGCATGATAATGACCGAATCGTTCCAGAACCGCAGTGTACCGGCCACGTTGTTGATGTGGTAGTGTTCGTCTTCCACCAATCCCCATTGTTTGATGACCATGCGGATGGTGTTCCACGTCGATTCTTTCAGGCTTTTCAGCGTTTTGCGGGCCACTACGGCACGAATATCCGGGAAGCGGATGCAACTGCTCACAAGCCACACGCTGGAAACGAATGACTTGCCGCCGCCCGCCGCTCCGCCGCCTAAAATCAACTGAGGGATGTTCTGGTTGTTGCAACGCTTGCAGTAAGGCTTGTAGCGGGGATTGTGGTTGGCGTCATACCCGATAAGCATCTGTTCCACCTCGCCGCCGCACAACGGGCATTCGGGCTGGAGCAGTTTCCAGAGCTCGTATTGCTTCGGCGACGGGCAGAAGTCGATTTTCAGGCTTTCGGGAGCCTTCAGTTTCTTTAGCGCCATGCTTCCACAATTTCGATTTCAATGTCGGAAGCCTTGGCAAGCAGGGCGTTCAGGGCATCCGATGTCTTGCGCGATTCGGTGACCTTGCCCTTGACGGTGTTCTTACCCACGATGATACACCCGGCGGAATCCTCCTCCGTATTACCGCTGTGGATCAGAATCCCCAGAAAATGCGGCACGTCATGCAGGTACGGCAGCACCCGCTTGAACCGCGCACTGTATTCCATCGTCACCTTGTATGTTCCTGCCGGTATCGCCGTGCGGGCATACACTTTCTCCTTGCAGCGACACGAGCGTCCCGACGGAGTATCGGGGCACCGGGCAGGCAGTTCACGGATTTTGTCTTCGATGGTGTGGCAAAAGAAACGCCCGTAGATCGACAGGTCGCCGATGGTATAGGTTTCCGCCTTGTATTTGCGTCTGAGAAGCAGTTTCATTCTTTGATGCAGTTAGAGTTACACCAAAGAATAGCGGTATGGCAACGAGAAACGGTTATAATAAAAATGTCCCGATATCAATTATATCGAGACATTACAATGTAACACTATCGGCTCTCAATTTATTTAAGTATTTGTATATACTCCGAGTATCGAATCTCCGCATACGGATTGTCGCTCGCAATGGTCTGATGCACGGCCTTTACCCGCCGCCAGAACCACCAACCTTTATATTCCACCCACACCGCCTGATGCAGCGTCACCGGTACCCGTATCTCACCCCGTAGCCTATTATCCTCGATGATTCCCGCAAGCCGGATGTGCGGCGTAATCATCTCCACCCGCTGTCGCAAAACCGGAACTGTATCCCGGACGATAACCGTATCTCGTATTACCGCATCTATCGGTCCGGCCACTTCGACCTCATGCCGTGCAGCAGCTTCGAGGTATTTGATTTTTACTCCGAGCTGCTTGATCTTTTCGGCATCCTCGGCACGCAGCCGCTTGTATTCGTCCACCCGCAACCGCAGTGCATTCACATCCACGGCCATCGTTACCGAATCGACCCTAATGCGTTTCATATCCGACAGCAACGCTTCGGTATTTCCCCGGTAGCGATTACGTTCTTCCTTGAGATAGCCGTTGCGATGCCACAGGAACGCAACAGTCAGACCGAGCAATAGCACGGCAAGACTCAAATACAGGGTACTCTTACGCATGGCAGACTGATTCTGCGGGTATGAACCACTCGTATTCCTCCTGGTACGGGTCTTTGAGAAATACCATATATCCCTTGCAGCCGCGACGTTCGGGACCTGTGAGGTCTTCCGACACGACACCTGTTTTCCCGACCAGTTCTTCCAGCATCATCTCCGTGAGCTGGGACGATGCCACTATCTTCACTTTTGAATTTCTTTCGATCATAACATTTTTTATTTGATGAATAGTAATTTGAATTCTTCTTCGCGCCGCCGCCGGATGGAAGGCACGGTTTTCCCCCTGTAATGGCAGAATGCCGCATACTCGGAATAGATGTCCCGATTTCCGGCTTCGAGGTTGCACACCAATCGGCTTTTCGGTCGTGCCCCGTATCCTAAAAGCCGGTATTCTCCCACATTGTAGGCCAACACGCCGAGTAATAGCGAATCTGCCCCAAAGCGGCGGAATACAGCGCATTTCTTCTTCAGGTCTGCGCGTAACAGCGAATCGGCGAGTTCTTCGGTCATTGCCGGGAATGATTCGCCCGGCAGGAGTTTGTGCCCGTAACCGACATACGGGAGATGGCGGTGGTCGTGCATGCCTTCGTAGCGTTTGATACAGACCACGGCCGACTCGAAGCGTGCGTCTTGCGCCCGGATATGTCCGGCGGACAGGAGGAGCGCAACAGACAGTATCCATCTGTTCATCGGTTGTGCTTTAAGAGTTCCTTGATGTCTTCCCGCATTTCCCGGATGTCGGTCTGCAAGGAGGTGAACTGGGTCATGGTGGCCTCGAAGACGGCCTTGTCGAGCTTGATAGCGTCGATGCGTTCGTACTGGTCCTGCACTTTCAGTTCTAATGTCTGGCAGCGGCGTGTCAGTTCGTTGATATGCTCGGTGTTGCTGACGTGCTGTACATAGAGGGTCACGACGAACGAGACGATGATGATAATCGTCCGGAAGTTGTCGCTGATGAAGTTTCTTACTTGTGTCATGATGGATTTTGTATTAAGATGGAAAAAGCATTCGTAATAGCCTCCATAAGCCGGGCGGCAACCTCGGAATCCCGCAGTAGTCCGTATAGCAGCAAACCGAGGATAACGAGGATGTAAAGCACCCGTTCCGCCGTACGGCGGCTGAGTTTCGGTCGGTTCCTATTTTCACTCATGGGGCGTGGATTGCGGTACTATGACGTTGAATACTACGCCGCCCTCACCGCCGTCGATGCGGAGTTTGGTCTCCTGCGAGCACTTGATGGGATAAAGTTCCATGAGGGCTTTGGCGGCATTGACGGCCACGGCACGCAACGGTGCCGGAGAGAGGGGCACGCCGAATTTGTCGGTGTACTCGGCCGAGGAGGTTTCGCTCATCACGGCTTTGAGCGTTTCGGCCACCTGCAACCGGGTGGCGATGGTCTCGACATCGAATTGCACGCTGTCGATCATCTCCCGGATGCGGGCCGAAATATGCGGACGCCCCAGCAGCAGGCGGCTGGCAATAGGTACGTTCTTACCTTTACCGAACACTTCCTCGTAACACTTGCGGTGGTTGCCGGCATAGAGCGGACCGCCGGAAACATATAGCTCGCAGAACTTGTCTTCCTCTTCGGTTAGCGGCTTGTCCGTCAAAGAGCCAGATACTGCCGGCAGGATCTCGTTCGTCTTATCGTTATCTTTCTTTTTCATCACCTCATCGTTTGAAAAAGGCCCGGAGAAGTTCCGGGCCGGAGTTCTTTGTTAAAGAATAGAGGATTACGGCTTCGGCGGTTGAATAAAATCCGCCTTTCTGGAGATAAGCTGCTCCATCAGTGTCTGGTAAAACACATCGGCCAGCGCGTCGGCACATGCCTCGGCATCCGCCAGCGAATTGATGAGCCGCATGTTGAACACCACGTTCAGGTCATACCCCGTGATGGCTGCCATCAGCTCGTTACCGTCGTAGTTCAGCACGCCGTAGGTCATGCGGTCTTCCACCCGGAACGTGACCCGTCCAATCTTGTCTTCTTTCTTCTCTTCCATAGCTTCAGATTTTGAAATGATCCCTCGTCTTCGGTGTCCGCTGCCGGGAAATATCCATATCCCCGTTCTGCCGCAGACGGCGGCTGCAAAGTGCGACCACTTCCCGTGTAGCCGTCACGTCTGCATCGGCGTCGTGTGCGTCGTCCAGCTCGATACCGAGACGTTCGGCCACTAATTCCAGCTTGTAGGACGTGACCTGCGGATCGGCGGCAAAGCAGAGCCGTGCCAGGTCGATGGTGTCTAAGTAATGGGGCTGGAAGTTCCCGTAGAAATCCGTCGTGCCGGCAAATACCTGCGCGAACTCTTTCAGCAGCCCGGCATAAGCCATCATCTGTTGCAGGAATCCCGCATCGAACGGGATGTTCTGACCGATAAGCACGGGCTTGTAACGGGGTCCCTTGCTAAGGGTATGCTTGCGGGCGAAGTCGATGACCTCCGCCGCCACCTGCTTCAAGGGGATGCCCCGTGCCCGCAGCAGCTCCATCGTGATGTCGGTGTAGTTCAGCGCGGCGGCTTCATAGTCCATCGGCTCGGAGGTGTTCTCTTGCTCGATCTCCCGACGTGTCTTGAGCACTTTGCGTTTGGGTGCCCCGCCCAAAGGCTGCTTATCGTAAGGAGCGATGTAGTTCGCATAGCGTCCCAGCACCTCGAAGGTGTCGAGCCGCACGGCCTGCATGGCGATCTGCGTGCAGGCGCAGCGCGTGCAGTCCAGACCGCCGGTCTCGAAGTCGAGTACGACGGCCGTGTAGATTCCCTGTTCTGTTTTGGGTGTTGTCATATATTATCCGAGTTGATTGATGATGTGTAAGGCCCGTTCTTCAAACTCCCGTAGCGAGCCGTTGTTGTCGATGACTGCATCATAGGTTTTGTCGGGCAGTTGCAACCGTTCGGCATCCCGTACTATGCGTTCGGAAGAGATCCCCCGTTTGAAAAGCATATCTGGATTAGACCGGAGCAACACTGCCACGATGCGGAACCTTCCTTCGTATTGCTTTCGGAGCGTAACCAACCCTTTTTCATCTAAAACATAGACGCATCGGCCGGTGGCGGGAATCTGTCCGAGCATGGCGAAGTATTCATATCCGCCGTATTTCGTGTGTGTCAGCATCTCTTCACGGGGCGGTATCTGCCTTCGGTCGATGAAGAAGTAGTCTTTCCCATGTACCTCGTTTTCCCCCCCGGGGGGGGGGGGGGGGGGGGGGGGGGGGGGGGGGGGCGACCCGGGGCGCCAGTATTGCGACAAGTGTGTCTTGCCGGTGCCGGAATTTCCGACAATGGCGATAATGGTAGATTTCATACGATATGAATGATGGTTGATTTTGTACTCTGAAGGTTGTTCGTGCCGGAATAGTCGCTGTATTTGACCATGCCCGACACGATGACGATACGGTCTTTCAGGGCGGAGATTTTCTCCCGATGGGTTTCGCAGGTCTCGCTCCAGCAGACCATCTCCGCCACGTCATTGTTTTGCTGGAGCGTCAGCTTGACGAATCGCTTTCGTTCTCCGGTCGCCCGGTCTTTGTACGTGTGTTCGGACAACTCCGTGACGGTGGCGCATACGGCGGCACGCCGGCCGTCGCTGGCCGGGTCGAGCACGTCGTGCAGACTCATGTAAGAGGCTTTGCCTTTTACAAGTGTACGGGCTTCGGATGCCTCAAAGATGCGGCGGTAGTCCACCGAACCGATACCCGACACGGCAATCTGCTGGCGGCTCCAGAAGTAATGTTGCCCGATCATCTCTTCCGGGAAGTCTTTCGCCGAAAGCGTGAAGCCCAACTCGGTCGCTGCACGGGCAAGCAGACCGTAACGTTCCGCCACCGTACCGATACCTTCCACTTTGTCGAAGCATCCGGCCAGAATCATGTTCCGTACATGCCGGGCGTTGACCGGCACACGCACGGATTCTTCGGCGTTGTCGGGATCGTCCCAGTAGGCGTATTTTTTGAGCTTGTACCGGAATATCCGGTGGATGAAATGCTCGATGGAGTTGTAGGGACCGTTTTTCTCCCGCTCCTCGACAATGCAAGAGACAGCTTTGGCTCCGAGCTGTTTGATACGACCGAGCGACCAGAAGATTTCGTCCGTGCGGTAGTCGGTAAAGAATACCTGCCGGGAGGTGTTGATTTCGGGCGGTACGATGCGGGCTTTCGAGCAAAGTTCCATCTCGGACATCAGCAGCGGGATTTCCTTGTCGTCGGCCCACTGCAACGCAACCGTATAGAACGCCGTCGGATAGTTGGCTTTGAGGTAGGCTCCCACGTAGCTGGTAACGGCGTAAGCGGTGGCATGGCTGGCATTGAACAGGTAACCGCCGCCGGCTTCGATCATCTCCCAGATGTGTTCCGCGTCTTCTTTAGGACACCCTTTGGCGGCAGCTCCCGTCATGAACTTCTCTTTCATGGCACGGATGACGTCGATTTTCTTCTTGGAGATAAGTTTCAGCAGCCGCACGCCTTCGGCCAGCGAGAAGCCACCGACTTCACGGGCCATCTGGGCGAGCTGTTCCTGAAAGACCAGCACGCCGTAGGTGTTTTTCAGGGCATCGTAAGTGCCCCACAGGTAAACGGGTGCGACCTCTTCACGACGGCAGAGCAGGTATTTTTCCGCCGAACCGGAATCGAGTGTCGCCGGACGGTACAACGCTCCGGCAGCAATCAGGTCGCCGATACACTGTGGCCGCATGTCTTGCAGAAAACGGGTCATCCCCGCCGAGGAGAACTGGAAGACGTTCTGCGTGTAGCCCTCTGACAGGATACGGAAGGTCTTCTCGTCGTCCAGTCCGCTGCGCACGATACCCCCGAAGGAGAGTCCCGCACCGTATTCCCGGTTGCAGATGTCAATGACGGCCTGTATTTTCGACAATTCCTTGATACCCAAACAGTCGTTTTTCAGCAACCCGACCTCGTCGATGGAGTATCCGTCCAGCTCGGAAATGAGCAGGTCATCTACTTTCTTGATGGGCGTGTAGTCGAAACATTCCATCGGCTCACCGTCCTGCTGTTTGGGCGTGATGATGATGGCCGAGGCATGGACGGAACCGGAACGCGGCTGTCCCAGCAGCGGGCGGATGTCCTCGATGACCTTCGGGTATCGGAGGATGAAGTCCCGGACTTTCTTGTTGGTTGCAGCTAACTTGAACAAGTCGGCCCAGGTCATGTTGTCGTCCCCGAAGATGGCTGTGATGTAATTCACCACGCTGACCGGTACCCGGTGTACGCGGCTGACATCTTTCAGCACGGCTTTCATCTTCAATGTGGTGAGCGTACCGGCGGAGAAGACCTGTTGCCGACCGTCGGTGTTGTAGCGCCGCTCCAGATACTCCTTGACCTCCTGACGGCGGTCGGACTGGAAGTCGATGTCCACGTCGGGAAGCTGACCGCCGGGACCTTGTCGGTAGCCGTCGCCCGCGAAGCTGTCCGCTATCGGTATGCGCTCCGAGAGTTTTTCCTGCCGGATGTGTACGATTTTCATAGGAGGTCGTTTTGCAGGTTGAACAACAGGTCCCGGTTGTCGAAAATCACGTCGTCCTCTTCCCGTAGCTGGTCGGCATAGACCGTGAGGCGGTTTCCGTCACGGACAATCGCCAGTTCGGCATCCCGGTCGAGCCGCAGGGTCACGCCGTTGTCGAAGCAGATGCGGACGGCACGATCCGACAGCACGCGGTCGGTCAGGCGGGTTACCCGGTCGGGATAGAGCCCGGCACGCTCGGGCAGCAGAAAACGCTCGAAGAGCAGGTTGTATTGGATGGGATCGATGAGCGTGATGCCCAAGAGGTACAGCACGAGCGAACCACCGGCGGAACCGCGCCCGCAGCCCACGAGAATGCCGTTGCGGCGCGCCCAGTTCACGGTATCGTACTGCACGAGCAGGTAGTCGATGTTGTCGGTCGATTCGAGGATATAGACCTCTTTCTCCAACCGCTTGCGGTACTCCTCCGCCCGCTCACGGGGCGCGAGCCGCCGGAAGCCCTCCTCCAGCAGTTGCCGGAACATGGCGTAACGGTCGCCGTAACGCTGCCGCTCCTCGGCCGTCATATCGTAACGAGGCATGTAGTTCCGCTCGGTCCGGTAACGGGCTTCGGCTCCCTCGGCGATCTCGACCGTGTGGCGGCACATCCGCTCGAAGAGCGCGTCCGTGTCCCACCGCTCGCCGTCGAAGAGCGCACGGACGGCGGCATAGTGCTCGTCGATGTCCTTGAAGTATTGGTCGTCGCTCTGGGCATGGGCGGCACCCGTGGCGATTTTGTTGAGCACGATTTTCGTGCGGGCATCGTCCTTGTCCGGGTAGTAGCAGTCGGCAATGAGTATCGGCTCGACCAAAAAGCTGTCGTTCCGCTCGTCATAGAAGGTGTGGAAGAAATGGGCGGTCGCCTTCAGCACTTCGGCGTCCAACCGCTCGGCCTTGTACTCCGACAGGTCCACTTGGTAGAATACGTTGTCGAAGGTCTCCCGCAGGGCTTTTACCGCATGGAGGTTCTTTCCCATCCAGTGCGGCGCAAGCTTGCCGAACACCAATACGTTTCCTTCGCCCCGGCGGAGCAGTTCGGGAAGCGAAACGGTCGCGTCCGCAGCGTCCACCATGACGGCTTTCTGGATGCGCAGCAGGTTCCTGAGGCCGCGCTGGCTCTGGCAGTAGATTTTCACCTCCACCTTTTCGCCCTCGTGAGCCAGCGTGCAGGTATATCCGATGACGGGACGGATGCCGGCCTTGTCGCAGGCTTTCTGCAATGCCAGCGTGGCACCCATCGTATTCCGGTCGCAGATGCCGAGGGCGGTATGGCCCATCCACACGGCTTTCCGCACCCACAGCGACACGTCGCCCGAAGCGTTAAGTAATTCGTAAGGCGTGTGTATGCCCAGATTCACGAATGGGGTCCGTCGTTTGCAGGGGACCCGCCGACCCACATATTTGAGGATGTTCAACCCGAAACCCTCCCGGAGGGAATAGTAGTACCAGTTGTCCCCGAACGGGAAGGCGACGTATTCGATGCCTTCGGCCAGCAACACCTCCGGACGTTCCATCAGGTTGAACTCCACCTCCGCGCCTCGCATGCAGAAAATCGATTCCACCCCGGAAAGGTCCGCGAGGAACAGCTTGCCGAAACCCTCGATTTCGACCACTTCACGGTCTATGGGCCGGTAAGCGATGCGGTGCGCTTCCAGCCATTCATGTAATTCGTTCATGCTATTTCTGTTGTATTTTGGTGAGTTGATATTCGATGGGCGTTTTCAACCCGTAGGCGAAAACACGGTAAATCTCTTCTGCCGTGAGGTCTTCCCAGTCTTTCTCCGGATCGGGAATGTCTGCCACGAAGACCCCGAAATAGGCGGAGAGTTCCGAGGCGATGTGTTTGACGGCCTCCACGGCATCGCCGTCGTAACCGATGACCACCGTGCGGACGCCTCTCGTCTGGAGTTTGTAGATCTGGGTGCGGGAGATTTTCTTGCCGAAAGTGGCGATGGCCACGATGCGGCGGTTGTCGTACAGGTCCAATTTGCGGGTCAGGGCGACCACATCGAAGATGCCTTCGGTCAAGATGACCGTGTCAGTTTCGCCCTCCACGATGCCGTCGTAATGATAGAGCAGCTTCACGAAGTCGTTCTCGGTGGAGTTGCGCCAGCGCAGAATCTTGTAGTCCCCGTTGCGTGCTGCACGACGGTTATGAAGGTCGATTTCCTCCTTACTCCACGTATGGCGGGCCACGTAACCCACCGTATCGCCCGCGTCGATGACGGGAAAGATCACGTAGTCGTCCCAACGGCGGTTCAGCCGGCAAGTGGTGCCCACAGGAAAACGGTCGTAATCGTCGTAGGTAAATCCTCGGCTTTGCAGATAAGGATGCGTAAAGGTGCGTCGCCAGTATTCCGGAAGGGACACGATGCCTAACTCGTCATCGACCTCTTCATCTGCATCCTCTAACGGGAACAACACATTGGGAAGCGGTTCGTCGAATGCCACCGTTTCCGTCGGCAACAGGTCCATCCGACCGAGGCTTTCGAGTAGCTTCCCCAAAGTTGTGGTCGAGCGGCCACACGAGAAGCAGTGCGCCATGAAAGGTTTCTTGCGGGCGGTCTCCCTGCCGATATAGACCCCGAATTTCCCTTCCTTGCCGCAGAACGGACACCGCGCGATGAGGTTCTTCCCGCCGCCGTCCGTCCGCGCCCCGAGTTCCGCCCGGAGCTCGGCCACAAGCAAGTCATATTCTTTCCCTGTAACGTACATATAAAGAAATAGTCCGCCGCAGTGGCGATGGGTGGCAAAAACCGTCTTTTATTTCTCTTTCGGGCGAGATTCCCTATTTCTCGACAAATTGTCACCGAAACATTTTGCGTTTTCCGACAAACGCAATGGCAGATTTCTCTATCCCGACTGTCGATGCACGAAAATTGCTCACTAATTGAGCGATTTTAGGTATATTTTTGCTCAACTTATGAGCAAATTTTATATCTTTGCAGAAAATATTTTGATTATGAATCAATTACAGGACAGATACAACAAGTTGTTGCTGGAGACGGATACCCGTTTCCACCGCTATATGTACGACCGCATCAACTGGAACAGCCGCATGATCGGACTGACAGGACCGCGCGGTGTGGGCAAGACAACGCTTGTCTTGCAATATATCAAGGAGAATCTTCCCACCGATACCTCGCTGTATGTCACGGCCGAAGATTTCTACTTTGCCGACCATCGCCTATTGGAACTGGCCGACGATTTCGTCAAGCATGGAGGCAAACACCTTTTCATCGATGAGATTCACCGGTACAAAGACTGGTCGAAGGAGTTGAAACTCATGTACGACTATCATCCCGAATTGCAAGTCGTATTTACCGGTTCATCCGTACTCGACATCAACAAAGGCGTTGCGGATTTAAGCCGTCGGGCAGTCATGTACCACATGCAGGGGCTCTCGTTCCGGGAGTACCTGCTGTTTTTCCATGATGTGAAGTTCCCCGTATATACGCTGAATGATGTCCTGCAACGTGAAGTGGAGATTCCATCGCAGTTCCATCCGCTTCAATTTTTCTCCGATTATCTCAGACAGGGATATTATCCGTTTTCGCTGGAAAATCAGGGCATACACATCCAGCAGATCGTGAATCTCGCCCTTGAATCGGATATACCGCAATACGCAGGCATGAATGTCTCCACCGGTCGGAAGCTAAAACAATTGCTGGCCATTATAGCCAAAAGTGTACCCTTCAAGCCAAACATCAGCAGCATCGCCACGGCGCTTAACGTGAGCCGGAACAGCGTAGCCGATTATTGTCTCTATATCGAGGAGGCGGGACTTATCGCTCAGCTTCGGGATGATACCGGCGGAATTCGAGGACTGGGTAAAGTGGACAAGATTTATCTGGACAATACAAACCTCATCTATAATCTCGGAGGGGATAAAGCCGAAATCGGAAATGTCCGGGAAACCTTCTTCTTCAATCAGATGCGGGTGAATTACGATGTAATCACCTCTTCCGTTTCTGATTTTATGATCGACAACTATACCTTCGAGGTCGGGGGGCGCAAGAAAGGAAAAAAACAGATTGAAGGAGTTCCGAATGCCTTCGTCGTCAAAGATGACATCGAGTTCGCTTCCGGCAATACGATACCGCTCTGGCATTTCGGATTCGGCTATTAGATGACAAAAGGCTCCGAATGGGGAGCCTTTATCATTTTTTAGATCTCTTCCATCTGTTGTAATGCCATCGACCGCTGCGGATCATAGAACACCTCGTTGTCGTAGTCGGTGGCGATTTTGATGGTGTCTCCCTTCCGGAAGAACCGGCTCTTGGCTACATGCAGGCGCATCAGACACTCTTTCCGCTCGGCCGACGACTGGTTCATAGAGATCAGATGCGTGCAGGGGCGTGCCAGGCCCTTCGCCTCCGAACAGTTGTATTCGGTCAGCACGTTCCGCTCGTTGTTGAGCCAGTCCCGGTCTTCGATGGTACTCTGGTAGGTCACTACCATCCACACGTTCTCGTCCGCCGCCAGGTCTTTGAGGTCGTTTGCCACGGCGATGCGTTTGGAGCGTTCATGCTCGGCTCCCCACTGTCGGCGCGTGGCGTCGGTCAGCAGGTCCATCGAGTCCACGATGACCACATCGGGCGAGTAGCCGTTGATTTTACGATATTCGGCAATGCCGTTCTTGATATCCATCGTCGAGATGCGAGCGGCGAAACGCGGGAACGAACGCACCGTGATACTGCCGGCATAGCTCATTACCAGTTCTTCGAAATGCTTGAACTCCCTCTCGGAAATCTTTCCCTGCTCGAAGTAATAGGCATTGCGGGAAATCATACCGCCCGAATAGGCATCCAATGCCTCCTGCTCGGAACCTTCCAACTGGTAGTGCAACACGTGCAGGCCGTCATCTATGTCGGCGCGGATGCCGATGTGCTTGGCAAGGTGTGATTTGCCCACCCCCGTCGATGCTAAAAAGCAGGTCAGTTGCCCCCGAAGGTTCCGGCCGCCGTTCAGGGCATCGAGGTACGGGATATAGAAGCGGCACACCTGCGGCAGGCGGTTTTCACGGCTCTCGGCTTCCCTGCGGCGGTTATGCTCGAAACGCTCCCGGAAGGTTTTCGCCACGTCCACGAACGCCGTGGTGCGGAGTGTAAACGACGAGAGCCACCCGGCATATTCGGCGAGCAACGTCTCGGCCTTGTCGGGGCGGTTCTGGTTGTAGAGCCTGCCGACCTCGGTATAGACTTTCTGCAACCGCACGCCCTTGATGTAGCCTTCGAGCATGTCGGTAAGGGATTCCGTATTGGTGTTCTCCTCCTCGTATTCACGGAAGGTCTCCAACAGCTCGATGACATCATAATCGCCCTGAAAGGTCTGCGAGAGCGTGGCATACGTCGGAGGGGACTTGTAGGTGCGGTAGTGGTTGGCGATGACCTCCTGCATTTTCTGGAAGCTGCGGTCCGGCAGGTACTCCTTGCACATGTTCTCCGCCACCACGCCGCACAGGGTGTCGTAGCGCAGGGCGGCGGCATAGAGCTCGTAGAGAAACTCCGCCGACAACGGATTGACGGGTGCATTTTTCATGGGCGGCTCCTCCTTTCGGCTTCTTCACGGCGCAAGCGGTAGAGTTCCGGATAACGGGCGGCGGTACGCTTGCGGCAGAACTCGGCACGGGAGCATTTCCGGCAGGCGGCCGAGAACGGATTCCACAGCAAGGTCGAAATGCCGCAGACGTAGTAACCCACGGGCGTGTTGACCACCCGCTGTTTGGTCGCCTCCTCGTATGCCGGATCGAGGAACTGCCACAAGGGATGTTCCCGCCGGTCTTTGAGCAGCAGCGGCAAGGAGGCTCGGTTCAGTCCGGCCTCCTGAAGCCAGCGGTCCTCGTGGTAACGGCGTACCGGTGTGGTGGCGGCGAAACGTTTCCGGGCTTTGGGGCCGAAGGAGTGCGCCGGTATCCAACGGTATGCCAGATAGCCTCCGTCAAACCGGCTGATAGCATGTACCTGACAGATGCAGAAGTCGGCGATACGCTCGTCGGAAAGTTCTCCTCCGCTGTTGGAGCGCAGCATGTCGAGACAACCTGCCACCGCCCGCCGTCCCGACTCTCCGCCGGGAAAACGGAACGAAGCATCGATGAGACGGCGCACGAGGGTCTCGAACAGCGACACCGTCACACGGGTCTTATCGTTTCTCTCCATCGGGCGTAATGAGTTTGCGCATCTGCTGTTTTGCCAGGAAAATCCGGCTCTTCATCGTGTCGAGACTCCGGCTCTTCATGTTGCCGTTGCGATATGAAATCTCGACGATCTCCTCCAACTTGTAGCCCGCCTGTTGGAGCAGGAGGGCTTCCCGGTAGATAGGTTTAAGCGAGTCGAGGGCGCTGAGGATGTCATCGCTGTAGAATTCCCGGTAGTTCTCCATCCCCATAGCGTTGCCGTGCGTCTCGTCTTCATCGCTGAGCGACGAGGCCAGCGAATAGACGTTCACGTTTTCCGAAACGGGCAAACGACCGTGACGGCGGTTCTGCTCCATGACGAACCGCTTGGTCACGATGTGTATCCAGTTGAGAATGCACCGCTGGGGATCGTAGGTGGTGATATACTTGAAAAAATTCACTAATGCCTCGCTGTAATTGTCTGCAATATCCTCCTGCAAGTAGGTGTAGCGGATGCAGAGCCGGTACACCAAATTTTTGTTGGGCAGAATATAGCGGTTGAACAGCTCGGTGCGCAGTTCGATATTTTTTAACTCCTCTTCCGAGAGAGGCTTTCCCTGTTGCTCCATAGGCCGACTGATTGAAGGTTCAATCTGAATCTCAATCTGTCAGCAACTCTATGTGCGTCAATTTTATAAATGTTTGTCATAACTTCTTAAATACGATATTTGCGGATATAGTAATGATAAAGGTGGCAGGCGTCGGCGGCGTTGTCGTCGGGTGCGTCGTAGCGGTATTTCTCACGGCAGGCGCGAATCATCTGCTCCTTGGTTGCCCGTCCGTCTCCGGTGGCGAATTTCTTCAGCGTGGCCGGATTCACGAATTCGGGCTCCGGAAGGTCGAGCTCGTCGCAGACCTCCAATAAAATACCCCGTAATTCCGAAAGACGGCGCAGGTCGTAAAAATGGCGGTTCACTGCCACATCCTCGGCTACGATCCGACGGATGCCGTAACGGCGCATATAGGCGAGAAGCATCGTGCGGAACGCACCGTGCATCTTGTTTCCGTTGCGGCGTTTCGACTCCGTGAAGTTCCATACTCCCGCCTCATGCAGCGAGAAATATCCCGTGTGCGTGGCGATGTCCAACGCCAGCACCTGCTCGCGGCCGATGTTATCCGATACGCGACTCTCCATTTTCCTTGACGATAACTAATTTATGGGGATAACTCTCGGCCACGTTGCCGTGCGAGACGACCAGTACGGTCCCGCCGAGAGCATTCAACGCCTCGAACATGGATGCAAGACCCGCTTCGTCCACCGCCTCCAGTATCTCGTCGAGAACGAGTAGGTCCAGCCCTTTTTCGTCGTCGCAGTGGGCGTTGACGAGTTTCTGCATGGCAAGGATGGTCGCCAGATTCACGCGGGCGGCTTCGCCGGCGGAGAATTTGCCGAATGAGCCGCAGTCCACGCCGTCTCGCAGCAGCGAAATGGAGATCTTCTCGCGCACCTTACCGCTTTTGAGCAGCGTATAGCCGTCGAAACGGATGCGTATGTCGCTGCCGATACCGACGAGGAACTCGTTGGTAATACGGCTGAGTGCCTCGATTTTCGTGTTAGCGAGATAGGTCTTGAACTGCACGAAACGCTCGCGCTGTACTTCCAATGCCCGCACTTTGTCGTCCACGTCGAACTTGCGCTTGGCGGTCTCCATCGAACGCAGCTCCTCCTGTTTCATCGTATTTCGGAGCGACAGGGTCAGGTCGGTCGTGGCGGCCTCGTTGACCTCGCGGATGGTCTCTTTCAGGGTGTCCACGGCACACTCCGCCGAACGGATGTCCTCCTCGGCCTTACGTTTCTCCCGACCGAGTGCGGCACCCCGCTCGTCGATGAAGCCGAACACTTCGTCGAATACCTTGCGGCGGATGCCGTCGATCTCCTCCTGCATGGCAGCAATTCCGGCTTGGGTGCGCTTGCGGTTATGCTCCGCATCCTCGACGCTGCTTGTGGCACTGCGTACCGCACGCTCGTGTTCCGACAGCTTCTGGTCCCAGTCCCGATGCTCGTTCTCTATGTTGCGGCGTTCGGCGCGGATACGGCTCTGCCGCAGCTCGACCTCTTCGGATTGCTGCTCTCCGGCCTCTATGCGACCGTTCACCTCGGAGAGTTGCTGCTGGCGAAGACGCAACTCCTTTGTTCCCGCCTCGATGTCGAATCCGGGGTGAGCCACCAGAAACTCGTGACCGCAGGCGGGACAGGTAATCGAACCGGCCAGCTTGTTGGAGAGCTCGTCGATACCAGCCGAGACGGTACGGCGCTTGCGGCGCAGCTCGTCCAAACGTCCGGCAAGGTCGCGCAACTGTTTGTCTATCTCCTGCAACCGCGACTGATAGCCTGCCGTCTGTTCCTCGTACTGCGAGCAGAAGCCGGCGTAATCCTTTTTGAACCGCTCCCACGCCGCACGTTTCTCCGCCAGCGTCCCTTCGGCATGTTTCACCGCAGCATCGAGGTTGGCAAGCGATGCCTGCGCAATCGTTAAATCCTCCTTTTTGAGTTTCAGCGTCCTGCTCCAGTCCGTGCGCCGTGCATTCGGAAAGAGCGGCATAAACGTTTCGATGGCTTTCAGGCACTCTTCCAGAGACGTGTCCGAAGATTCCAATTCCTGCAACGCTTCGTCCGCCTGCCGGAGGTTCGCTATCGTCCCGTCGATCTCCTCCGCCGACTCTTTCCGTGCGCGTATCTGTTCCCGTTTGGTGGCGATGGACGCTTCAAGTTCCGCAATGCGGGTCGCACGGGTGCGCTCGCGCTCTTCGCCCGCCGACGTCTCGCGGTCGATCTGTTCCTGCAACATCTCGATACGGCCGTCGATACCGGCCAGTTCGAGGTTTACCTTCTGCTGCTCGCTGCTTAGCGGTTCGATATCTTCCTCGACGCGGGCGATGGCTTCATCCACAAGGATACCATTCGAGAAGCGGTTGATGATCTCCTTTTTCTCCTTGTCCGAGGATGACAGAAAATCCTCGTAACGGTATTTCGAGAGAATAAAGTTATTCAGCAGTTCGTCACGTGTGATACCCAGCTTGTCGAGGATGTAGCGGTTGTAGGCATCGACCGAGGGCTGAACGGCCTCGTCCGTCTCTACTTTTCGGCCGCCGCGCCAAAGTGTGCAGGCGACCGTCGATGTCCCCTTGCGGGGAATGCAGCGTGAAACGACGAGTTCCTCATTGGAAGCGTCGTTTGCCAGATGCAGGTTGATACGGCACTCGTCGGCAGTGTCGTTGATGATCTCCTCCGAACGTATCTTGCGCAGCGGGCTGCCCGTAATGCCGATGGCGATGCACTCCAACAGGGCGGATTTTCCGGCACCGTTCGACTGCTGCGAGTCGTTGTCGCGGTTGTCGCCGAATATCAGGGTCGTAACGCCTTGCTGCAAGGTGTACGACAGGCGGCGGAAAGCACACAGGTTTTCCGCCTCTATGGTTGTCAGTTTCCACATGGTCTGTTCTCGATTTTAGATAAGTATTCTAATCCGACTGCGACGTCCTCGATTTGTTTCTCGCGGCAGAATTCCTCGTAGGTCTCGCGGATGCGGCGGCTGTCGAACTTTTCAAAAAGGGACGATGAAACATTTTCGAGCATCTCCTCGTCGTCGGCGATAAGCTCCACCTTCGTGGCTCCGGCTTCGAGGAGTGCCGCCTTGTCCACCGACTTCATGGCCGCCTGCGGGGCATGAACCCGCACCTTGACCTTGTAGCGGCCGTCGGCATCGATCTCCCTGAGCTCGTCCATAAGGTGTAGACCCGCCCGCTCGGCCGACACGTCCAATACCTTGTAGCGCGTGTTCACCTTGTTTTGGATGAACTCGTGCGTGCCGTCGGTGTAGATGACCGTGTAGCCCTTCTCCTCGTCTTCGCCGAAGTTGTGCTGACGGCTCGACCCGATGTACTCGATTCGGGTTTTCGGGATGATGCAGCGGTTGTGGTAGTGGCCGACGAACACCTTGTCGAACGCCTCGAAGAGGTGTACGGGCAGTTCGTTGTCGGACGGCTGGGACAGTGCCCCGTTGATGCCCTCGTGGATGTACAGGTAGTTCAACCGTTCGGGGTCGAGACGCACCCGCTCTAATTTCTCCGGGAAGCTGCCGTTCTCCGGAAAGTAGGCGATCATGTGCAGGATGAACCGCTGCCCGTCGGGACAGGGCAAGGCGATGTAGTCGTCCGCGACCAGCACGTTGTCGTGTTGGTCGTAGATGTGGCAGTAGCCGCGCGGCGATTCGGGGTTTACCTTGTCGTGGTTGCCGTTGATCATCGTGACGCGCATACCGTATTCGGCAGCCAGCAGTAGGGCGTCGTGAACGGCCAGCAGCACGTCGAGGGTCTGGGCGGCACGACTCAGAAAAAGGTCGCCACCGATGGCGATGTCCCGGATGTCCATCTTCCGGCAGATGTCGAGGGCCTCCCGCCAATTGGCCGTAAATTCGGGTATATTGTCTTTGGATACGTGTATGTCGTTCAGTAACAACAGACACGGATAATCCTTTTCCTTTGGCATAAGCATGTGATGTAGGAAAGGGAAGCGCAGCACAAGGCTGCTCCTTCCCTGAAATGAATAACTCGATGTGTCTGTTTACCTGCGACGGCGACGGGGTTCCTCCTCGGCCGGCGGTTCCGGTGCTTCCTCCGCTTCGGAAGGAGCGGGACCCTGCATCGCCTCCTCGATCATATCCAGCAGGTCCTTGTTCGAGGTCGAACGGGTCACGCGGATCTGGAGACCTTCCTGTTCGATGTAGGCGCGGATCAGTCCGCGAAGTTCCTGCCCCTGCTCGGTGCGGTCGCCCAATCCTTGCTCCTGCAAGCTGTCGAACCGCTCGAACAGGTCGTCGAGGGTGGCGGCACCGGCCGCCGGGTTGTCCTTGTTGTCCTTCGTGCGTTTGTCGAACGAGAAGGAGCTGCTGTCCTCCTTCGGGAGGGCGGCCATGAGGGTTTCGACGGCCTCCTTCATCTCGTCCGTCTCCATGATGGCCATGCCGTAGCGGACATCGCACTGTTTGAGGTACTCGACGGTCGCCTCGGCCTGATAGCGCGAGTAGCGGTAGATGATGTCCGGAATTCGGGGCGCGGAGATCAGGGCTGAGAGCTCTTCTTTCGAGAGCACGTCGGTGTCGCTTTCGTTGTCGATGCTCACGAGGTATTCGGTCTTGCCGCCGTTCTTTTTCTTTTCGATTTCTACCGGATAGGCATCGTGTACCGAACACACGGGACAGGGATAGTCGGGGTTCTTGGCCAGTTTCTTCTGCCAAAGTTTGAATTTCCGCTCGTCGAGGTCTTTGAACTGGCTGTGCGAGAGCGTGAGAAGTTGGATTCCTTTGGCTCGTTCGTCGAGGTCGAGGACGTAGAGCGCGTGGCCGTAGCTGTACTTGAGGCCGCCGCCGAAGCTGCCGCCCCCGATTTTCTCGGCCAGCTTGTCGTCTCCCTGCGCCTTGGCCTCCGCCACGGCAGCCTTGCGGTAGATGTCGATCAGATCCAGCGGATAACCGGCATCGGTAGCTCGCGGAACGGTCACGTACAGGTACGAGGCTTTGCCGCCCGTGGAAGGTTTCTCCAATTCGAGCAGCAGTTGGTGGACGGGGAATTCGTAACCCGGACGGGCCAGTACTCCGTCGGTAGTCGGCGCGATGGGTAGCACACGCAGGCGATACACGCCTAATTTGTCCATGCGGAAGAACTCGGTGCGGGCGAATGCCTTGTTCTCCTCCTGCGCCCGCTGTTGTGCCTGGGCATAGGTCTCCTGCGAGGCAAGGAAAAGGTCCTCCACGGAAACCGGATTCTCTCTTTCAAGATTTTCGTCTTGCATAGTGTTGAAAGTGATAAAATTACTAATGCCGAAGAATCTAAAAGACGACGAGGGACGGGTTCGGATGCACCGCCGCTCTTCAATTTAGAAACTGGATGGAAAGCCGGACGATTCCGGTCCGTTTATCACTTTCCCTATGCGCCGCCCGAACGGGCGGATTCAACTGAATATCTGCAAAAATAGCCTCCTTTTGCGAGCGGGCAAAATAAACAGTTGAATGTTTGCTGAAAAAGTAGATAATACACTGTTTTCAAACGGTTTATTTTACCCCGCAAATAATCGTTTCAGGTTTTTCCCGTTGTGGAGTTCTGCCACGGAAGCCGCAGACGTTCCGCCGGATAGAGGCTCGACGTATCCACCTTCGAGGCATCCTCGGTCATCTGACGGCGGATAGCGGAGATGATTTTCCGGTTCCGGCGGATAAATTTCTCCAACTTGCGCCGCCGCATCTCGTCGTAGAAGGGTTTCTTCGCCGGGGTCATCACGGTAGCACGGCGGCAATAGAGGCCGTCCCGTTCGTAAAGCTCCATGTAACGCCGGAACTTGGGCTTCCTGAGTGACGGGTCTTTCGAGGCCGCGCAGACGATACGGATCAGCGGCAAGGGCGGAGCCCGGTGCCTGCCCGCCGGCAACGACTGCATGATGAGTTGGAACACTTCCGGCACCTCGTATTTGAGGAAGAACCCCAGTTTGGTCTCCTCGAAGAGGTAACGCTTATACGTCCCCTTCGGCCTTCCGGACTTTCCGGGACGCTTTGCGGGGTTCTGTTCCGCCTTGCGGGTGATCCTCGCGCCCCGGTGTTTCTTCGCTTGTGCCATGTGATTCGGGCTTAACGGGTTCGACATGTGCCGCAGTAACATTTTGTGTGCGACGGTATTTCTCGCTGATGGCGGCGCGGCTGTTCAGGTCGCGCTGGATGTTGAGCTTTTTCATGTTATACCATGTATGAGAAGTTGATGTTAATTTCCGTGTTGTACATGCCCCGTTCGTAGATACGGACGTAGCGGCTTCCGGCATCGATGGTGAAGGACGATCCCCGGTTGTATTTGTGATCGTCGTTCCAGTGCGCCATCGTGGTACGCAAGCCGTATTTGGGCGGAGAGACCTTGTTGGGAATGACGGCGACAATACCGCCTTCGTTGCTTCCGTCACGTCGGGCGGTGTTGATACGGCCTTGAATGCAGACAATGCTTCCTATCTGCCGGACAAAGAGCTTGCTGGTATCGGTTCCCGAACCGCTGTTCGACATCTGGAGCCAGCCGGTATCGGAGAGTTTGAGCTGATAGTCGGCGGCGTATGCGGCACCGAGCGTCTTGCAGGCCAGTTTGCGAGCCTCGTCATTGGGCAGGGTCAGGTCGGTGAGCTTGGCATCTTTACGCACATAGTTGTCCGTAAGGTCCTTGCTGCCGGCAGCGGCCAACTTGTCCCGAAGTATCTGCTGGGCATCGGTCGAACTTTTCCCTTGACCGACCAAATAGGTGATGTAGTCCTGGAACAGCTCTGCAAGACGACCGAAACGGTTGTCCGCATCTTTTTTGGAATGGACACCGAGATTTCCGGCGGCGGTCTGCCGCTCTCCTTCATTGAGCCCGGCCAGTAGACGGTCGGCTTTTTTCCGGAGTTCGGCGGCTACCTGCGCCGTGGTGACGTATCCCTCGCTCTGGGGCGTGTCCTCTCCGGCAAAGTTGCCGTTGGCAATGGCGTTCAGTTTGTCGAATAGTTCTTTTGTGAAATCTTTTGTCGATAGTCCTTTACCCTCGACGGCATCCACTTTCCTGTTCAGCCCGTCGGTCAGGGCCTGCTGCGTGGCGTATGTCTTGGCGATGGAAATACCGTTTACCTGTAAATCACCCTGCACATCGACGAAGTTCTTCGGGACGAGCAGAATACCGCCCGCCGTGTTGGTGATGGAAAAATGAGGATGTTTGTCTGCGGTATAGCCTACAATGGCGGCTTCCGCTCCCGATTGGTCGCACCAGCGTATGGTACCACCGAATGCGGCATCCGTCAGGACATGGTCTGCGTCGGAGAGCGTGATGCCATGCACCGAATCAACGGCCAGCAGGGCATGTACCGCCACCCGTTTGTCGGCCCCGCAGGCCTGCAATAGCGGCAACGCGCACCGCTTGCCGTCGTACACCTCGAAATTACGGTAGTAGGCCGTGCCCTCCTCGTATCCGTCATAGTTGATACGGACGGTTCCCTTGTCACTACGCTCGGCAATGTTCTTCAGTTGGTTCCCCGTAAAGTAAAGCGAGCCGGCACGCACCGTGTCGCTGCGCAGGTCGGACAAGGTACAGAGCCGCTCCGTAAAGCTGGCCGTGACAATGCCTTTGCTTTCGACGGTAACGCTGCCTTTAAGCAGGTCGAATACAACAGCGGCGACGGGAGCCGCATGAGTGCCGGCTTCAAGACGGGCGACGGAGGCTTCTGCAAAGTATCCCCGCAGAATCTGTTTGCTGCCGGCCGGGACGACAAGCAGCGAATGTTTGCTCTCGATACCTTTCTCGACGGTCAGGGTGCCGGTCAGCAGGAGGTCTTTGCGAACGGTCTGTCTGGTAAAGGGGCTGTCGGTCATCAGGGCGTAGCGACCGAAGAATTTATCAACCAGTCGGGGTGCGTAGTCGGCAGTTACCTCGATGAATTGCGGCAAGGTTCCCGTAACGGAATCAGCCGTATCGGGGACCACCTTGCCGCCCAGCGCGAGATAGCAGGTACGGCCGCGTTTGTTCACCTCATTGGCATAGACCACCGACTCGTGACAGTTCTTCTCGTAGATATAGTAGGGATAGGAAGCGTCGGCAGCCCCCTCGAAACGGCGGACCTTGCCGTTTATCCACACGTATCCGGGGGTGATGGTCGCCCCTTGGCACACGCAGCCCGAGACGATGAAGTTCGTGCAACCCTCGAAAAGGCTGCCCAAAGCCAGTGCCATCTCTTGCAGGTTGATGATATCGTCAGCGTAAGTGTAGCGTCCGCCGCTTTCCGCGATGTATTCTTTCATTATTTTGTTTTATTGGGTTTGATTTCTTCTCCGTCGATTTTTATCAGATAAGTCTTGCCCGCCGTGCGGTAGGTATTTACCGCGTAGGAGAGCATGTAGACGAATTCCCGCGTAGGAATGGTAATGGATGGTACACACACCATGAAGCTGACTTTTGCAACGGCTTTCTCTTCGGTAAGCAAATGGAACGGCCGGGGATTTTCATCGTCGCGGTCCGTCGTGACCTGCTCGCCCTCGTACCACACCGTGAAAGGACGGCCGACCATCGCTCCCTCGTGATAGAGGTCCACGCCGAGCGGCGTGCTGTCAATGATGTGGATGGCGTCGGATGCGTCGCGGAAGTAACGGCGGAACCGGTAGTTCAGCCACCACTCGAACCACATCACCTGCGAGGTCATGCGTGCTTCGATCTGCCGCTCCCGCGCCCACGCGCAGAAACGGTCGTTCAGGCTTTGCAGCGGCCACACGAGGCTTCCGAGCAGCAAAAGGTAACGCCGTCCCGACAAATAGTGCGGGGTCAGGCGGTTGATGAGCCTGTCAGTCGGTAACCGGTATCTGTTATTGTCCATCGACGCTGAGTTTTAGAGCTTGTCGGAAATTGGGGATTTGTTCTTCGCCGCCCTTCCCGGAGGACTGGCGCAAGTATCCGGAAACGGTGTGCCGCATTCGCACGATGCGCTCCATCGGCATCAAAGTCCCGTCGCTGTTGTGGCAGGCTAAAAAGACACCCTGCCGGGGCGTGGCCTCTTCGTCGATCCACACGTCGGTCACATGCTCGGCCGAACGGATGGCTTCCATGACTTTGGAGACATAGACGGCGGCATTGAACTCGATGTTCATCATGTATTCTTTGAGTCTCTCTTCGATGTTGTCGAAGACCTCCGCCTCGGAGATGGCACCGTCCCAAAAGACGGAAAGCCGGGGTACCAGCAGGTCGCCGGGCAGAGAGGTTACCTCGACGCGGGTACCGGCGAATTTGATCTTGGCGAGGTAAGCACGGATCTGTACCAGCTCCTCTTCGTCCACGGCGGACAGGTTGCCCTTGTCCCCGGTGGCGACCTTCAGGACCAGTTTGCTGTCGAGGTTCACGTCGTCGCTGCTTTCGTCATAGGAAACCTGCGTGATGATGCGCTTGCTTTCGTCCACGGAGGCGTACCCGAAAGCCAGACCGTCTTCTCGAACCGTCAGTTCGTCGCCTTTCTGGTACTGGAGCAATGCACGGGCGTAGTAATCCGGAGTGCCGTTGATACGCCGGTTGATGGTTTCGGAGATGTCGTAGGCGAAGACATCGAGCAGGGTCTCGAAACTGTGGATGACGGCGGCGACCGTCCACGCAATGCCGTTCAGAATGGAGAGTTTCGAGTCGCTGGAAAATTCATTCAGTTCCATGCGTTTGTTGCGCTCCCGGACGGCCTCGTCGTATATTTCTTTCAGGGTTCTGCTCATGGGTTCAAGGTTGATTGGGGATGTAACGATAACATTTTTCAGGGGTACGGACGATCCAGGCACCGCCTTCGTTCCAGCTCTCCTCGTGAGTGAGCAGCCAGACCGCTTCCAGACCGGTGGCGGGGACACATTCGCCGTCCGCATTCCGCACGGGTTCCGCGTAAGTGCCGGAAGGAACGACGGGCAGTGTGAGGTCGCAGTTGCGGCGGCCGTAATGATGGGTAACCAGCCGGATCAGGTATTCATCGACGACAGCACGACTTACGTCGGCATCCGTCAGATCGAGCGTCATCAGTTGCCGGCACTCCGCCAACGGCAGCAGTGTCCCGCAACTATGGCGGCTGAGGTCCATCCGGAAGACACCGTCCAGCAGAGGTGCGAATTCCAGCGGGCATGAACCGCCGCAAAGCGAGAACCGCTCGCAATGAAGCGGTTCGGGCAGACGGATACGACGGGCACCGCTCGCGCTCAAGTCGAGGCTTTGAAGGGTAAAATCTCCGTACATGCGTACCTGTCGGGGCATAACGACCGTGTTGTCGAAACGGTGTTCGATAAGTTGTGCGGAAGAATCCAGTACAACGGTTTCCAACGGGGAGTTGTCGCCCCAGTCGATTTCGGAGGCACCATTACCGGAAAGGGAGAAAGCCGTAGCGATTTGTGCGGCTTCCAACGTAAACCACAAACGGCGAGGTCCCGACGGATGTTTGGGATAGACGTTTCGTTCACCGCCGGCCGGTACGATTTGCTCACGACGGTATCTGGCAACTACATCCGCGTTGATCACGAAATCGTCCGTGTAGAAAAGCTCGTCACCGCCACGGAGCGTATCGGCTAAAGAGAGCACGGGATTGCAGATCAGCAGGTCCACGATGCCCTCTATTGAACCGGTCAGGTGCAGGGCTATGTCATACAGGTTCTGACCTTCGGTGACGACATATTTACCCATGCTGTTCCTCCTTTTCTTCGGTTTCCAGCAAAAGTTCTCCGGTAACGGAGTCCATGTAGGCATTGATGATGACCATGTTGTCTCCCTTGAATTCGGATTGCAGCCTCGCTGCGAGGTTGTTGTTCTCGAAGTTGCCGTGCAGGAAGTCGATCAGACCGACGCCGGTGGTGGGATGCTGGTACAGATTGCCCGGAAAGGCTTTCAGCAAGAACACCTCGTTCTGGTATTTGGCGGCACCGATTTCCAGATCGGTGTCGTCACCGGAATAGAGAAGCAGACAGCCGTCCCGAAGGACAAGATGATAGCGGCCTTCTTCGTTGACGGTCTCGTATTCGGAGAGCCGGATAGCTCGCATCGTGCCTTCGCTGTCCTGCAAATACACGGGAAACCAGACGGTGTTGTCCGTGGAGTTGATGATATATTCGGGATGTCCCGTGCCGTTGTCCAGGTGCAGGCGCACGAGAAGTTCCTTGTAGATCGGCGTGTAAGGGATTTGCACATGAAATCCCTGTTCGACACGGCGACGCACGGCAGAATCCGCCGGGACGGTTATCTCCCCGCGTACCCGCTTTTCGTCCTGTTCTCCCGACAGATGAAAGGGATAGAACACCTTGCCGGCCAGACCGGTCGAGGTGTTTACCTCACCCAAAGAAGGATTCATCGTGATATCCATTCGTGCCATATATATTCATTAAAAAAGGCCCGGGCACTATCGCGCCGGGGCCGTGTGCTACTAAAGATTAGCGACCTGGAAACGGAATGGTTTAGGAAGTTACTGGGAAATTGCCGCATCGTAGATTTTCTCCACGACCATCCACATGTCATCCGGCAGTTTCTCGTCCGAGAGCTTCTCGCACGCCTGTTTCAGGTAGGTAAGTTCGTCTGCCGAGAAGCCGATGCTCACGGGCGTATCCTTCTCGATGTCCCATTCGATACGTCCGTTTTCTTCATTCTCGTGAAGTCCTACAGTCTTACGTTCCTCTTCGCTGATCTCGATCTTGTGCAGGATCTCCTTCTTGTGGTTGAACTCCTTGAACGTGCCCTCCTTGGGCAGGATGACCGGAATGTAGAGCCGGTCCTTGATGTTTAATTCCATATTGTTCGATAATTGGTTTACTTGTTGTTTTCGGTTTCCGATGCCACAACGGTCTGGATGTTATTCATAAACTCCTCGAAGTCCGCCATCAGTTCGGCAATGGAGGCCCGTCCGGGCAGGGAGCAGAAGACCTGCTCGTTCTCATAGGTAATGGTGCCGATAAATATCGGGGCAACGTCGCTCTCCAGATTGGTAGACGGATCGTAGATAGTCGCCAGCACTCGTTCCAGTACTCCGTCGGTAATGGTAAAGTCCAGATTGTAGAGCGCGTGCTCGTTCTTCTCCCTCGCTGTCTTGGTTGTTGTGATTCGGATAATGTTCATGGTTTATGTCTGTTTTGTATAAGAATAGCAGATGCCGATCCGCAAAGGGTGAGTGTACTCCCAAAAATTACAAGTCCCAGTCCGCTGTACTGATCACTTGAAAGTTGAAAGAGCCATCGTTACGGGATGCATCGTCCTGCGTATAGATATCGAAATAGTACGAATAGATAGCCTTGACCGTGGGATAGATCGGGGTGTTTTCCGCCGTGGAATAGATTCCCGTGGCCATGACAATATACCGGCTGGAGAGACTCCACGAAGATGGAAGATAAACCCTGTACATGCCTTTCCCCAGACGGCTCACGGATACCGACTTCGAGCCGTCAAAACAACGGTAGCGTATCGATGCGCTGGAGGTTGTACCCGTAACGATCCCCGTTACGAGAATCTGTTGGAACTTGCCGTAGCGGCTCGTCGTCATCATGTCACGGCGGTTGAGTACGATCCATCCGAAAAAGGTCGTGTTGTCTCCATAGCCGATCAGCTCCACGACCTCACGGGAAAACGATAAGGTCGATTTGGAGATGCCGTCCTCGTAGAAGTATTTGCCGCTGGGAGCGGTAATGCTCATTACGCCGGAAGAGATAGTCGAGCCCCACCGATAATTCACCAGACAAATGCGGCGTCCGGAGTTTTCAAGCGTCCACGGCAGGTTGATGTTCTCGTTCCATCCCCCTGACTGTATGCACACCACGTTGTCGTAATGCACGGGGTCGGTTTGTATGCCACCGGTTGTACCACCTCCGATGTTAATCCAGATTGAAGGGTCGTTTTCCACGAAGGCACTGCGGATGGTTCCCTGAATGGTTACATCCTTGAACTTACCGCCTTGTGCCACGATATTTCCGGAGGCGTCCCACTGGAATTTTCCATTGGCAACCTGTCCCGAGCCGTCCGTATTGAAGACGCTTTTTCCGGAACCGAACGAAGCCGAACCGTCGTTATTGAGCTTCCAGCGTGTGCTGTTGGTAATGGAACCGTCGGCACCCAATGATACGTTGTTTTTGTAAATGCGGGTATTGTCGAATGCCCAGCCGGCAATACGGTTGTAAATCTCCTTGGAACCGGACTTCGTGTAGTTAGCCGAAAGACAGAAATACTCCACGTTGTCCCACGTCATCATCTGGATGCCGAGAAAACCGGTTTTTACAGTGCTACCCGAAGCTGCGATCTGTCCGAAAACCACATGGCCGGCATTACTGGTCTGATGCCACGTCATGGTAATACCCAGCGGCTTATAGGCTCCCGTATACCAATAACCGGAACCGCTGGCTGCCGAGCGTATCTGTATTGGCATGGCACCGACCGCACCGATACTGCCTACCGTGATATTATCCGAGCCGATGGTCCAGCCGCCGATCTTACCCCGCACAAACGTGCAGGTCAAACCGTTGATATAAGCCGTGTTAATGATGTTGGCCTTGATGCTGGCGGCATCGAGTTTCGCGGAAGTAATACTCCCTGCGGCAATACGGTCTGCGCTGAGCGTACCGCTCTTGATACTGGAAGCGTCGATGCTGACGGCATTGACCTGTGCAGCGGTCAGCGTGCCGGTGTAGATACCCGTTGAACTGATATAGGTCAGCGGGTGAGCTGCCAGCGTGCTGTCGCTGCCTTGTGCAAGGACGATGAAGCGCTTGCGACGGATTTCTTCCTCTACGGATGCGGTCAGTGTCCGGGGTGCGGGTGCAAAGGCTTGCGTCGTACCGCTCTGAAAGATCAAATCGGAATTGTAGGCGATCTGGGGTGCTGCCGGAATAGGAGACGGACTCACGGCATTGCTTACAATCGGCTGGTCGGAATAGATATGATAGACTGCACCTGTTGTGCCGCCTCCTCGAAGAAAGATTGCAAACATGCAACAGTTGCCGCACAACGTAGCTCCGGCAAACATCCGACAATACATCTCCGAGAGTTCGTAAATGTCCCATGAATAGGAAATACCGCCCCAACCGCCAAAATTGGCTTTCAACAATAAAATCAGTCCCCCTTTATGCGTGGCCGTGTTCCAGCTATCCGGGGCTTGCTCGCTATATCCACGCCGGATGAGAATGTCGCGTTTGACTGTCTGATCCCCGCCTTTGAAGATGACGGGATAGTATTTGTCTTCCTCCCCGTTGATAACGAGTTTATAATAGTATGGATAACCGAAATTGGCCTTCTTGGCCGCTTCGATATCGTTCTTCCAGTTCAGTGATACTGCGGACGAGAACGTCACCGTGCCGGCAGCATTCCACGAGATATTACCCGAAGCGATGCTACCCGAACCGTCGTTATTGAGTTTCCATTTCGTGCCGTTGGTAATGGAGCCATCGGCACCCAGTACAATATTGTTCTTGTAGATACGTGAGGCTTCGACATTCCAACCGGCAATCGTATTGGCCGAACCGAACCGGGCAAGGCAGGTGCCGTTGCCATCCGTGGCGAAAAATCCGAAGTCGCTATCCGTATTATAGTATAGCTGTGCCCGCTTTCCGCTTGTAGCACTTGAATTCGCACCGTAGACGACCACCCGTTTGTTGCCGCTATCCAAAAGGATATGGCTGTTTGACAAAGTAGTCGTGCCGATAGTCCAACCTCCGATCGTTCCCCGGACGAATGCACAGGATAAGCCGTTGATGTAGGCGGTATTGATGATGTTCGACTTGATTTCCGCTGCATTCAGCCGTGCAGTAGCGATAGTGCCGGAAGTGATTTGCGAGGCGTTGATATTGATAGCCGACACGGTATTTGCCGAGAGCTTGCCGGTAAAGATTCCGTTCGCGTCGATATAGGTCAGCTTATTGGACCAGCCTTCCGTCGTGGCTTTCGTGGTGATGGCGTCCGCTACCGGCACGGCATCCCCGCCCCCCCCTTTTTCCCTCGCGGGGGGAGGGCGGAGG